ACTGGTGAATGATGGTGGATCAAACGGAGCAAATGGAAGTATTCGTATAGATCCCGGATCTGATTATCCTGCCGGGTCTCCCGCAGGTGGTGCTAACGATTTTTATCTAGAATATCCAAACGCCATAATGTGTGCCACCATAGGAGGTCGCAAATATGAGTTTGGAGTACAAGATCCCACCGGCAACGATGACTTTCGTTTTGAGGAAGTTCAACCTCCCGTATGGACTCTTGCTGGTATCACGGCAGGTGGTTCATTGGGTTGGGACGAAAACACAACCATAGTAATGGAATTATACTCAAGCGGTGATATTGATACAGAATTGAATCTAGGATAAATAGGAGTAAGAACAAAACATGTCAGATTTTCCAACATCACCATCAGTCGGCGACCGCGTAACCTTTTCCAACTCAATATATGAGTGGTCTGGTGTTTTCTGGAGAGCATTGGGTACTTCAGGGATGACCGGAGCGACTGGTGCTACCGGAGCGACTGGTTCCACAGGTGCAACAGGAACCACAGGCAATACGGGACCAGCAGGTCAAACTGGTGGAGATACCTTCGGATTGCCCGGAGGATTTGGTTTCTTCACACGATTTGATGGTTCGACTGGCACCACAACTCCCCTTCCCCTTGCATCCGGAACCCAACCCGGAAGTTTTAAATTTAGTTTTTCTACCGGTGCTAAACCCAACGCAGTTACAGGTGACACACCCAATTGGCCAAACTCCGGTTCAAACGAGTATCCATCACATTTAATAATAAGTGATTTTGCTTATGGCGGTGATGGTAAAGGCACTCATATTCCCAAACTACTTACCATATTATTTGGTGCGACTGGTGCAAAACTTCAAGGACTGGCAACCCGTCAAAATGTAACTGAGGCAGTCGCCATTTGTAAATTAACACAAATGCTTCCACATGACCGAGGTGCAGACTTCTCTCAAGGTAAAATTCCTACTGAAGTGTGGTTCTATGTAAAACCCGGAGGAGCAATTGATCACCCCGACCACTCCGATGGGGTTATTGGGGGTAGGGGATATCAAATTCCTATCGGGAGGATTGATGAGTCAGGGCGACCGGTTGACTTGTTTAGCGGCGATCAGGGTCGATCCGGTCCCGGAAGAACAGGTCCACTCCAATCTGGAGATATATTTTACTTAAGTTTCCAACCACTTATTGGTGGTGATGGTGATGGCACTACCGGAGCGACCGGTGCTACTGGTGCAACCGGAGCGACCGGTGCTACTGGTGCTACAGGTGCAACCGGTAGCACTGTTGGAGTTACTGGGTATCGAGCAACTCGCGGACTCACGCTAGATGCTGCTGGTGGAACCTTCGGTATTGATCAAACTGCAAACATTCATGTTGGTGGTGTTTCCTCTGATGGCGGAATTATTGCTCTTGGTGGTATGACTCTTGGTGGCATAGGCGCACTCTCCGGGTCCGTGATTCGTGGAAAGTCATTCGCCAGTGTTACTGATAACAAAACCAAAGTTGAGGTCGATGGAACGCAACTGGGTCTGTATGTTACAGATGATAACCAACCATCTGGCAGTGGTAGGAAGATGAGAATTTTAGGCAATAACATGACCATCGGTGCTAATGCCAATAACATCGCCGTACTCACTCTAAAAAATGGTCTCAAAATACAAGGAACTAATGGTGAAGGATTAACGGTAACAACGCCTAACATCTTTGAAACAGTTCTTCATGCCAACGCAGGAATTTCTACTGATAAGGGAATCACCTTCCCCGATAGCACACACCAAGCAACTCGCGGTGTTCTCGCTCTGACCGAGGGAAGTAATGTTACCATCACCGACAATGGAAATGGCAACTTTACAATTGCATCTGCTGGTGGCGGCGGTGGTGTTAGTGGGATAACTAGTTCCTACGATGGACACATTGAGTTCCCGAATAACTTCCCATTCAGTAGATATTATGTTGACGCAAGAGCAGTGACAGTGAGAACTATCAAAGAATTCTCTGCTGTGGCATCCACTGGTCCCGCTGGGTGTAGTGCCACTCTACATGGTCGCGGAATCCAACTTGGTAAAATTAGTATTCCCGTTGGAACGGATGTTCCAACCACCGCGACTATAAATCAGACACTTCCCGTTGGTACAACACTAGAATTGAGAATTAATGGAATTACCACTGGACAAATCATGCGGGATATGAGATACTCTGTTGGGTTCACAGTATGAGTGCAAAAAATCAATTTCATCTTCCTAATATTGTTAGACATGGACTAGTAATGTGGTTGGACACACAATACGACAGTTCTATTCAACCATATTCCAAAGGAGAAGGGATTACTTGGATTGATCTGAGTAGTAACTTTGAGACAGAAGAAACAAATCCGAATGGTCTCCTGCGAACTGGAATAAAAACCGATGTATCGTACCCGGAAGGATCTGAAGGTGCATTCGGTCCCGGTTTTACTGGTGGTCAGATTGGTGGTCAGATCGACGGTCGTGCTTTGGGTGTTGACTTTACTGGTAGAGCAGGTGGACAGTTAACTTTACCAAAAAACGGTGAAGCGACCGCACTGGGTAATACCCGATATGGATCCTCTCCCTTCTTTTTAAATAACGGCAATCCGGTAAAATTTCCGGGCGATCTCGCATGGACCGTTGAACTTTGGTTTAACGCTGATGCAATTGGACATAATCAAGGACTAATTTGTGGTTGTCCATATACTCCTCAACAGGGGCAACCGCAGACTCCTTTTGTTAATGTTGATACCCGAAGAGTTCAACCATTAAACCAAGAAGATTCTTTTTTTAGTATTCGATATAAAAACAGAGGATACAACGATACTGTCTCCAATGTAATTAAAATTGGTTTTGGTAATGGTGAGGGTCTTGATGGAGATCCGGATTTCGCCAACAATCACCCTATTAAGTGGTATGAGACCGCCAATGATACACAGACTTCTGGACAGTGGACTCACTTAGTTGTTGTTAACGATCCAGATTTAGAGAGATGCTCAGGTGCAACAACAAGGGACGCTGGGATTAGGGTCTGGATAAATGGAGTATTGGATACTCCATCGTATCAAAAAAACTTTGCTTGCACCACAGATACGATCTCTCAGAGAAGTTTTTATAACTTAATGCAGTGGAGAATAGGTATGGCAGAAATAGAATCGTTCGGCGCAGGCGATAATGAAGAACCAATTGGAGAAATATCAAATAGATTTTGGACTGGCGAAATAGGTTGTGTCCGTGCCTACAACTTTGCTTTTGAACAAATAGAGGTCGATCAAAACTTTAGAGAAACCAGTTATAGATTTGGGCAACGACGGACGATTGGTTTAGCATAAAATAGGAGATTGAATTGAATTTTTATAAAATGACTTCACAAGCAGTCGCACCAAAAAAGGCGACTGCTGGTTCCGCTTGTTATGATTTATATTCTTGCGTTGGTCCCAATGGACTGACTATCAACCCCGGAGCAAGAATGGCAATACCCACTGGTATTGTTTTAGAAATTCCTGAGCAACATGTTGTAAAGGTATTTGCAAGATCTGGGTTATCATATAAAAAAGGAATAACTTTGGCAAACTGCGTCGGGATTATCGATCACGACTACAGAGAAGAATTATATGTTTTGCTAAGAAACGATAGTTTAGAATCATATAAAATTGAACACGGAGATCGCATCGCACAAATGATGCTAGAAAAAGTTTTAAACTATGAACTACTTGAAATTGACGCAAGACCTGCTATACTAGAGACTCGGGATGGCGGCATGGGCAGCACCGGTAAAAAATGAAAGGTATCAATGACACGCGACGAACTACTAAAGTTTCATGAACAACTCTGCAATGAAGGCAGAGATCTAATGAATTTAAAGAATAGGGATTATGCAGGCAATCATGGAACAGAACCATTTGCTAATTTTACCAGATGTGAGGCGATGGGAATATGTGACACCGAACAGGGGTTCATGGTTCGGATCACCGACAAGATGAGTCGCTTGTCATCTTTCCTTGATTCTGGTAAGATGCATGTCGAGGATGAAAGTTTCAAGGACACCGTTATTGATGTAATTAATTATATGGTTCTCCTTGCAGCATATACCAAAGAAAAAGATGCAAAGGAATATACAGAGGAACTAGTGGAAGAACAGGAAGCACATCGTAGAAACGATCAATCTTGGTCGGGTCAAACTGAACGAGGTCTTTATTGCAAGGATACCTAATATGGGTTTCTATACTAATGTTTCGCTGAGAGGGAACAAAGTTCTCTATCGCGGGTTCCGAAAAGGTGAGCGGGTGCAGGAGAGTGTGGACTACAATCCCACTCTCTTTGTCCCGTCCACAGAACCAACTAAATTTAAAACACTGGATGGCAATTGGGTCGAACCGTTTCGTCCGGGGACAATCCGAGATTGTCGGGATTTCATCAAGCAATACGAAGGTGTTTCTGGTTTTGAGATTTATGGTAACACTGATTATGTTTATCAATTCATTGGCGATCTTTTCAAGGAGGAAGTCGAGTACGATCCTTCGCTTGTTCGGATTGCTTACCTAGATATTGAGACAACATGTGAAAGAGGTTTCCCTGATGTTTCCAATCCAATTGAGCAAGTTACTGTTATTACCATTCGTGTATGTGGCGAAACTCATGTGTTTGGTCTTGGCGATTATACTATTGATGATGCTAATGCCAATTGTCACCATTTTACTGATGAGTCAGATCTTCTTCGACAGTTTACACAAGTTTGGAAAGACCTTGACCCAGACATCGTAACCGGGTGGAACGTCAAGTTCTTTGATATCGCGTATCTTTATTCTAGAATGCGTGAACTTCTTGGGGAGAAGGAGGCAAACAAACTTTCTCCTTGGGGATATGTTCGTGAACATAACGTCCGGACTATGCATGGTGAAAAACTTGCATTTGATCTTACTGGAATTGCTACTCTAGATTATCTGGATCTTTACCAGACATTCACATACACCAATCAGGAATCATACAAACTAGATCACATCGCATCAGTTGAACTCGGCGAGAGCAAATTGTCTTATGATGAATATGATAGTATCGCTGATTTTTACAAGAAAGACTTTTCCAAGTTTGTTCAGTACAACTATCAGGATACCATTCTCATTGAGAAACTCGAAGAGAAGATGAAACTCTTGGAACTCGCTCTTGCCCTAGCATACACCGCGAAGGTGAATCTTGTCGATGTTTTTTCTCAGGTTCGTACATGGGATCAAATCATTTATCATCATCTGCGATCTGAAGGTATTGTAATTCCGATGAAGCGTGGTGGTTCTAAGAGTGAACAATATGCTGGTGCGTATGTTAAAGAACCAATTACAGGGATGCATGACTGGGTTCTGTCCTTTGACTTGAACAGTCTATACCCCCATCTGATCATGCAATATAATATTAGTCCAGAGACAAAGGCAGAGTGTGGGACTAGTGAGTGGATCAAAGTGGACAATATTCTTAAATTGGATGAGCGTTGTATTGAGCAACTAGAACAAAGAAAGAACAAGGGGATGTCCGTCGCGGCGAGTGGGACTTGCTACCGAAAGGATGTCCAAGGATTCCTTCCTGCACTGATGGAAAAGATGTACAAAGAACGTAAGTTGTACAAAAAGAAGATGATTGATTGCCAGAAGCGGCAGCAGGCGGGTGAGTCTGGTTTGGAAAATCAGATTGCCAAATACAATAACTTTCAGTTGGTTCGCAAGATTCAGTTGAACTCTGCTTATGGTGCTATCGGTAATCAATGGTTCCGGTACTACGATGTTGATCTAGCGACTTCGATCACACTTTCAGGGCAGTTGGCAATCAGGTGGATTGCTGACAAATTGAATGAGTTTTTAAATAAGACAGTTGGCACTGATGATTATGATTATGTTGTTGCAAGTGATACCGATTCTGTATATCTTCGTTTGGGCAATCTTGTGGACAAGGTGTGTGGTGGTAAGTCCAAGTCGGAGGTGGTGGACTTCCTCGACAAAGCAGCAGAAGAAATAATTCTTCCGTTCATCAAGAAGCAGTATGATACACTAGCAGAAATGACCAATGCATATGAAAACAAAATGGTCATGGAGCGAGAGTGTATTGCAGACAAAGCGATCTGGACTGCCAAGAAAAGATACATGATGAATGTCCACGACTCAGAGGGAATTCGATACACCGAACCCAAAATGAAAATCATGGGCATTGAGACAACACGATCCTCGACCCCACAGATCGTGAGAGAAAAACTAAAGAAGGCGATTAATATGATCATGACCGGAACGGAAGATGAACTCATTGAATTTGTCAGTGACTTCCGATCTGAATTCATGAAACTACCTGTGGAAAATGTTGCTTTCCCTCGAAGTTGTAACAATATGAAAAAGTATCGAGACGGAACTAGTATTTGGAAAAAATCTACTCCCATTGCCGTGAAGGGTGCGTTGGTATACAACCACTTTATCAAGGAGATGGGTATAGAATCAAAGTACGTCTCGATTCAGGAGGGCGATAAGATTAAATTCGTAAACCTCAAGGATGAAAATCCTTTTGGGTGTAACGTGGTTTCATTCTCTTCGTCTGCCCCTAAAGAATTTGAACTAGAAAAGTATGCCAATTATAAAAAACAATTTGAGTCATCTTTTATTGATCCTTTATCAGTAATATTATCTCATACAGATTGGCACTACGAAAGAAAGGCGGTTTTGTTTTGACTTCTAAAATATTAGAACTTGACGAACGACATATAGATGCTATAATTGATCTCGCAAACGAAGAGATTGCCCTGCTAAATGTTAAAATTGCAGAAGCAGTTAAAGACTCATATTGCCGATATGAAACAATGGAAAAACTAAGCAATCGACGAAATGGGTTGATTGCTCTAATTGATTTGCTAAAGGATAATACATAATGAATATTCATGAATTGGTGAAGGCGACAGGGAACGAACACGCAGGAATTGCGGAGGAAGGATTAGTTTCAGATGTTAGATCTTTTATTAATACTGGGTCTTATTGCTTCAATGCACTTCTATCAGGAAGTCTTTTCGGGGGTCTGCCGGATAACAAGATCACGGCGTTGGCAGGCGAGTCCGCTACGGGCAAGACATTCTTTGCTCTTGGAATCGTGCATAAGTTTCTTAGCGACAATCCTAATGCTAATGTGCTTTATTTTGACACTGAACATGCTATTACCTCAGACATGGTTCGAGAACGAGGGATTGACCCAAAGCGTATTGCCATCATTCCTGTCGGAACCATAGAAGAGTTTCGTCATCAGGTAATTTCTGTTGTTACTGCATACGGAGAGCAAAAGAAATCTGAAAAGAAACCATTGCTCATTGTGCTTGACTCACTCGGTATGCTTTCCACTAACAAGGAAATGGCAGACACCGCAGATGGCAAGACAACCCGAGACATGACCCGTGCCCAAATCATCAAGTCCACTTTCCGAACTTTGACATTAAAGTTGGGACAGGTAGGAATCCCAATGATTCTTACAAACCACACTTATGATGTTATTGGTTCGATGTTCCCGACAAAGGAAATGGGTGGTGGTTCTGGTCTCAAGTATGCGGCATCTACTATCATTTACCTCTCTAAGAAAAAGGTAAAGGAAGGAACCGATGTTATTGGTAACATTGTTCATTGTAAACTTTATAAGTCGCGTATCACCAAAGAAAATTCTATGGTCGATGTCATGCTGAATTATGATACGGGACTTCATCCCTATTATGGTCTTGTAGATCTTGCAGTGGAAAATGAGATATTTGAAAAGTTGGGTACTCGTATTCAAGTTGCCGATGGGACCAAGGTCTACGAAAAGCAGATCTACCGTCAACCTGAAAAGTATTTTACTGAAGAGGTCATGAACAAGATCGAAGCGTGTGTTGGTAAGAAATTCAAATATGGATCATCCATTGAAGAGGAAACAGATGGCACCGAAGTATCAGATAGTTGATGGCAAAGAAACGAAAGCAGTCGCAGTAAAAATTCAAAGTGCGCCATTCTCTGGCATGGTTATTCGCTTTGGTAAAGTCGGTGTAAAACAACACGGAGATTCTGCACAACTTGCATTTGATTTTGATGTCATCAAGGGAAAACTTCCCAAAAACAAGACAAAATTCTCTAGACTTGAGAACACTCTTGGTGATATACTAGTGGACATTCTCGAAAACAACATGGACCAAGTGGAGTTCTTAGGTGGAAACGACTGAAAAAATTATTCTCAGAAACCTCATGCGTGATGAAGATTTTTCACGCAGGGTTATTCCTTTTTTGAAAGACGAATATTTCAAGACCAGATCAGACAAGACTGTATTTGATATGATTCGAGAACACATCTCGAAGTATAATGCACTCCCTACATCTGATATTCTTATGATCAGTATTGATGAGAAAACAAATCTCAGTGAACAGGATTATAAAAATTGTGTTGAGTTGATCGAGGATCTTGGTGAGGACAAGGAAGGGATTGATGCAGAATGGTTGCTCGACAAGACAGAAGATTTCTGTAAGGATCGGGCGATCTATAATGCAATCTTGGAATCGATTGAAATTATTGATGGTAAGTCTAGAACGAAGACAAAGAACTGTCTCCCAGAAATCCTCTCCGATGCACTTGCCGTTTCGTTCGATGAACATATCGGTCACGATTATGAGGGTGATGCAGATGAGCGATTTGATTTCTATCACCGAGTCGAAACAAAGACTCCATTCGATCTAGAATTCTTCAACCTCATCACCAACGGTGGTGTTCCGAACAAAACATTGAATATCATTCTTGCGGGTACTGGTGTTGGTAAGTCACTATACATGTGTCACCATGCCGCAGCATGTTACTCTGCAAACAAAAATGTTCTTTACATTACATGTGAGATGGCAGAAGAGAGAATCGCAGAACGCATTGATGCCAATCTTATGGACATCACTCTCGACGAATTGAAGATTCTACCTAAAGGATCTTATGAAAAGAAGATCGGTCGGGTAACAGAAAATATCAAATCAAAACTGATTGTCAAGGAGTATCCAACGGCAACCGCAAATGTCCAACACTTCCGCATTCTTCTCGAAGAACTGAAACTGAAAAAGAACTTTGTTCCTGATGTCATCTTTATTGACTATCTAAATATATGTGCTTCCAGTAGGTACAAGGCAGGAAGCAACGTGAATTCGTACACAGTGATCAAGGCAATTGCAGAGGAGTTGCGTGGACTTGCAGTAGAAAAGAATGTCCCTATCTTTTCTGCAACCCAAACGAACAGAACAGGGTTCAACAGTAGCGATGTTGGTCTGGAAGATACCTCAGAATCTTTTGGTCTACCTGCAACTGCTGACTTTATGTTCGCATTAATTTCTACAGAGGAACTAGAGGAACAGGGACAACTACTTGTTAAGCAACTGAAGAATCGTTATAATGATGTCTTCGCAAACAAGAAGTTTGTAGTGGGAATCAACAGAGGGAAGATGAAACTTTTCGATGTTGATAACTCAGAAGTGAATCTACTAGGAAGCAACCAAGGCGAAACAGATATGACCGCTGGTGTTGGATTTGATGGTAGAAATTTCGATGAAAAGTTTAAGTCTAACTCAGACAAAATAAGGCAATTAAAGGTACTATGAATAACAACTATAAAAGACCGTATCAGAAGCGAGAGTTTCCCAAGAGGAAACCAGAACGAATGAGTCGTGAGTGGCAAGAAGAGTACCGTCTATGGTATGAAAACACGAAGCGTGATCATTGGAACCGAAAGTTCCGTGAACTAAACAAGAAAAACCGTAGAACCAGAAATAGCAGATGACTGTTTACGTTGATAAGAAATTTGTCGAGTTCGTTTCAAGTTCACTCGACAAGTTCTCTTGGAAAAAAGATAACCTTGCAAACTGTAGGTGTCCACTCTGTGGAGACTCACAGAAGAACAAGAATAAGTGTAGAGGATTCTTCTATGAGCGAGAGGGTTCCTACTATTATAAGTGTCACAATTGTGCTGCATCACTCTCGCTCTATTCCTTCTTGGAGCAACATGCTCCTGCGTTGAAGACGGAATATCAATTAGAGCGGTATCGTGAGAAGACGGAAAGGAAACCGAGACCACGACCCGTGAAAATTAAGTCAACAGGTGTAGAAGAAATGTTTAAGAAAAAGTATAAAGAAGTTGTAGATACTAGATGGTTGACTCCTATATCAGAACTAGATGAATCTCATGCTGCTCGTCAGTTTGTCATCAATCGAAAAATTCCAAAGGACAAGTATGATCTTTTGTACTATTGCAGTAATTTCGGTTCTTTTACTAAGCAACTGACTGGGCAAACAAATCTTTATGGTGGAGGAGAGGATAGACTGGTTCTTCCTTTCTTCAATAAAGAAGGAACGATGGTCGCTGCACAAGGCAGAGCGTTGGCAATGCAATCGGTTCATGGTAATGTTGATGATAACAGACAGACACGAAAAACAAGAGAACTTCTTCGGTATATCACAATCAAGTCGAGTGATGCACCAGATAAACTTTGGTTTGGGCAATGGAGAGTCAACCCTAAGAAAAAGGTCTACATCGTCGAAGGACCAATAGACAGTTTGTTCATCAAGAACTGTATCGCAATGGTTGGTGCTTCTGGTGTTGACAATGTTCCTCCGCATCTAAGTAACACCGAGGGTGTCTATGTTTTAGACAACGAACCAAGAAACAAAGAGATTTACAATTTAAATGTAAAACTAATTGAACGCGGAAAGAATGTTTGTATTTGGCCAAGTGATCTACACCAAAAAGATCCAAATGATATGATCATGGCAGGATATGGTAAACGAGAAATTAAAAATATTATCGATGAGAATACTTGTAGCGGACTGATCGCCAAGCATCGATTGAACGAATGGAGTAGACTATGAGAGTTCTAGACAGAGGAAGTGTTACACTTATTGATCATATGGGAAGTGACTTGACCGTATGTAACGCTGCAAGAGTTTCTTTTAATAGTGAAAGTGAGTGGTGTCATGATGAAGTCGCAATAACTCGTCTTGCTGAAACGGGATCTAAGTTTCATAAAGAAGATGTACGGTGTTTGTGTCCGAAAGATAAAAAACTTATTCGATATCTTGCGAAGCACCAACACTGGACCCCATTCGCACACCCACAAATTACTCTACGGATTAAAGCACCCATTTCCATCCGCACTCAATTCTTTAAGCACAAGCAAGGATTTGTAGAAAACGAAATCTCCAGAAGATATGTTTCATTTGAACCTGAGTTCTATGAACCAAAGTGGAGAGGGAAACCAACAAATGGTGCAAAACAGGGAAGTGAGGACTTTATTTCTGTTGACAACGAAACCGATATGGGTTATAATAATGCTCTTCGACTATGTTTGTACAACTACAATGAGTTACTCCGAAATGGTGTAGCACCAGAACAAGCACGATTTATTCTCCCGCAGGGAATGTACACGGAATGGTACTGGACGGGATCTCTTGCTGCGTATGCAAGATTCTACAAGCAACGGATTGATGAACATGCACAGTGGGAAATTCGAGAGTATGCAGAAGCAATTGGAAAACTTATCTCTCCTCTCTTCGACTTCTCATGGAAAGAATTGACTACATAAAGTATCCCCAAAGGAAATTTGTTATGAAAAAACTACCAACACTATATCAAGACTTCATCCATTTGTCCCGCTACTCACGCTGGTTACCAGAAGAGAATCGTCGAGAGACATGGGAAGAAACCGTAAGTAGATACTTTGACTTCTTCGAGGACCATCTATCCACGAAGCATGACTACAAAGTTTCTACTAAGCAAAGAAAAGAATTAGAAGAAGCAGTTCTCAACCTAGAGATCATGCCATCCATG